GTCGATTTTGTACATGTCCAGGAGTTCATCCACCGAATACTGCGTCTGGTTATGGATTTGGGGAATACTCGCTGTCATTGACCTGCCAAAGTTCTCTGAACCATACCCAGGGTCTCTTTCGTTGTCCACCCTTTTGTCCCCAGGCAATGGTGCTGACGTTCCATTCCCAAAGGCGCCCCGGCACATCTTCAAACGCCGCTGAAGATGCGCTCAGCCGTGATCGACAGTTGGCTCTCCAGCAGAGTGCAGGCCAGGGCGTTGCTCCGATCATCGGGACGATTGCCGCCGAGAGATCTGTTGCTCTTGATCACCACATCGGCGCAGGCGTTGGCTTCGCCAGCGAAGGTCATCGCCATTCCAGTGTTGCGCAGCATCATCACGGTGTTCTCCGGCTTGCCCAGCAGCGACGCCGGTTGGCATGAGAGTGCCGCAGCAGCAGGCTCGGATCCCCCGGGAGTTCAGCGGAGGTCTGGATGTGGATCAGGAGAGTGGCCGAGGCAGGCGTTGTCCCCAGGCCCAAGGCACCGCGGCACCGCGGCACCGGCCCCTTCACCTCTGCCCTTCGTTCAGCGCCTGCAGCAGAGACGGGCCGTAGCGCTCGAGCTTCGCCTGCCCCACGCCGCCCATCGCCGCCAGTGCCGCCAGGTCGGCCGGCGGGCGGGCCGCGATCTCGAGCAGGGTGCGGTCGTGGAACACCACATAGGGCGGCACCCCCTGGCTGCGGGCCTGCTCCAGGCGCCACTGGCGCAATCGCTGGAAGCTGGCCTGCGCCTCGGCGGGCAGCTCCAGCAAGGGTTTCGCCCCTGGGCGGTCCCCGCCGTCCGGGCGCCGCCGTTCGCGCGCCGCCGGTGGCAGCCGCAGCTCCAGCCGGGTCTCTCCCCGCAGCAGCGGTCGCACCAGAGCCTCCGGGCCGAAGCACAGGCCTCCACGGGCATCGGCCGGCGCCTCCAGGTAGCCGAGGCTCGTCAGCTGGCGCAGAACCGCCCGCCACTGGCCCCGATCCAGCTCGCGGCCGATGCCGTAGACGCTCAGCTGGTCGTGGCCGAGGGAGCGGATGCGTTCGCTGTTGGCTCCCAGCAGCACATCCACCACGTGGGCGGCGCCGAAGCGCTGGCCGGTGCGGAACACCGCCGAGAGCGCCTTGCGGGCCACCTCGGTGCAGTCGCTGCGGTTCTGGGGGTCGAGGCAGCCGTCGCAGTTTCCGCAGTCCTGCTCCAGCTCCTCACCGAAGTGGCGCAGCAGCAACCGGCGGCGGCAGCCCGGGGCTTCGGTGTAGCCGAGCAGGGCGTTGAGCTTGCCGTGCTCGATCCGCTTCTGCTCCTCGCCGGCCCCGGAGTCATCGATGAACCGGCGCAGCTGGGCGACATCGCCGCCGCCGTGCACCATCCAGGCCACCGCCGGCAGGCCGTCGCGACCGGCACGGCCGGTCTCCTGGTAGTAGGCCTCGAGGCTCTTGGGCAGATCGACGTGGGCCACGAAGCGGACATCCGTCCGCTTCGCTTATGGGCCCACGGTCTCAACAGACGAGAACCAAGGCGGCAGCTGGGGTCTCATTAGATGCTGCACATCCGCAGCTGGTCACATTGGCCCAACTGAGACCGGATCCCAAGAATGCGCGGCGACGTACAGAGCGATCGGCCGTCCAGATCGAGAACAGCCTCTCGGAGTTCGGTGCGGCCCGTTCGATCGTCATCGACGAGGCCGGCATGGTTCTGGCTGGCAACGGCACCCTGGAGGCCGCGGCCTCGCTTGGCATCGATCGGGTGCTGGTGGTGCCGGCCGACGGCAACACCCTGGTGGCGGTGCAGCGCACCGATCTGGACGAGCGGCAGAAGGTCCGCTACGCCATCGCGGACAACAGGGCTTCAGATCTGTCCGAGTGGGATGCCGCCACCCTGGCCAGCCTGCAGGAGGAAGATCCTGATCTGCACCTCGACAGCTTCTGGACCGAGGCCGAGCTCGATCAGCTGATGGGTGATCTGGAGCAGGAGGAGAAGGAGGATGACGGAAATACCGGCAGCCAGGGCAAACTGGAGGTGAAGCTGAACTTCGAGGATCCGAGCGACTTCGACACCTTCCTGCAATCATTGCAGCAGCTCTCGGCCGCACTTCCGAAGATCCGCACCACCGAGCAGCGGCTACAGCACATCCTCGATCAATTCCTGAGTGGTGGCTAAGAAGGAGGAGCCTCGTCCTATCAAGCGCCGCTCAACGAAGAGCGAACGTGAATACCGCATTCGCAAGATCATGCAGCTGATCAAGCTCGGATGGGATAACAGCCAGCTGCGGGACTACGCCTCTGAGGAGTTCGGCCTGAAGGAGTCCGGCGCCAGGGCCCTGGTCGACTCCGCCTACGACGCGATCGTCAATGGCATGAGCCAGCTGGACAAGCGACGGATCGCAGCGATCTGTCTGGTGCGCTTCGAGAACGCCTACCGGCTGGCGGCCAGCCAGCGCAACCCGATGGCGATGATCCAGGCCAATGCCCAGATCGCTGCGCACTGGGTCAAGAACGCGCCGGAGATCACCTTCTCCGAGCAACAGAGCCTCGAGATCGATCCAGAGGAGGATTTCTGATCCATGGCCCTGCGGAACCAGCAGCTGCGCGCGCGGGGCTTCTCGGGGCCCAGCCTGGCCGACTGGTACTCCGACGAGCCGCTGGTCTCGGACATCAACCGGAAGGTCAACCCTTGGGACAGCCTCCCGAAGAAGTGGCCGAAGTTCGCCCACGAAACCCTGGTGGCCTCCGGCGGCCGCTACGTCCCTTTCGACCCGTACGCCTACCAGATCGACCTGGTCAGGACGATCCGGCGCTGCACCAACACCTACGTGCTCAAGAGCCGCCAGACGGGCGTGAGCGAGACGGTCATCAGCTACATGCTCAGCCAGGCGATCCGTAAGCCGGCCTGGACCGGGGTGGTTTTCAGCAAGACAGGTGATGACGCATCAGAGTTGGCGGCCCGAATCAAGGGCCAGGCGGCCACCCTGCGCGATCGCTGCCCGAAGTTCAGCAAGGACTCGATGCGCAAGATCGTGTTCGACGGCGCCGGTTCCCTGCACTTCCTGCCGCCGACCGAGCGGGCCGCCCGGGGCATCCCGTCGGCCTCCTTCATCCTGTTCGACGAGGCGGCCTTCATCGACAAGCTCCAGGGCATCGAGACCGGCGCCCTGCCCACCACTTCGATGCTGGGCGACCGGGCCCGCCACGTCTGGGTCACCACCCCCAACGGCCGCAGCGGCCCCTTCTCCGACCACTGGCAGGAGGACCACGGGGAGGTGGTGATCGATCCGACCCCCATGGGCGCCTCGAGGGTGCCGCGGCTGCAGATCAGCCCCGACAACCAGTTTGCCAAGGTCGCCATCCACTACTCCCAGCACCCCATCTACGGGGAGCGGGCCGACTGGGCGGAGACCACCCGCCGCAAGCGCCAGCTGACGCTCAAGCAGTGGGCCCAGGAGTACGAGCTCGACTTTGCCGCCAGCGACTTCGAGATCTTTGCCCACGAGCTGATTGAGCTGGCGGAGGCCTCCGGCGGCTGGGAAAACCCGAAGCGTGGCCACTGCTACGTGATGGGCATTGACCCCAACGGCGGCGGCAACGACAACTTCGCCGTCATCGTCGTGGATGTCACCACCGCCCCCTGGAAGGTCGTCGCCGGCTTCTACGAGAACCAGAACAGCCGGGACTACGGCATGCGCAACGCCGCCCGGCTCTATGACCAGTACCAGCCGGTCCTCACCTGCGTGGAGAAGAACGGCGTCGGCACCGCCATCGCCGAGGGCCTCTGCATCCTCCGGCCTGACTGCCTGGTCGAGGAGGTGAGCACCAGCAACGTCAGCAAGATCCTGATGACCGACCGGATCGTGCTTCTGCTCGAGCAGCAGGAGCTCACCATCCCGCCCGACAGCTACCTGGGCAAGGAGATGCGGAATTTCCGCCAGACCGACAAGGGCAAGCGGGAGGCCGCGGCCGGCCAGCACGACGATGCAGTGATGGCCTTGGCCCTGACCTGTCATGCCGGTTCGGTGCAGCGGCCCCTGGACTCCAGCTGGGTGGCGATGGTCTGATCTGCTCATTCAGAATCTTGGATGGTAAGATTCGGTGCGTGGGGGATCCCCCGAACCTTGACAACCACATAGTCCGCGGGGCGTCGGCCCCGGTTCCGGAGGTGGCCTCAACCCAGGCACTTTCGAGTCCCGCCTGGGGGCTCATCCATCACCGGAGAGACCGATGACCGACACCACCGCCGCCCTCGCCACCGAGGAGCTCATCCGCCTGCTGGATGAGGCCATGGAGGCGTACGGCCGCTCCATCGATCGGGGCCTGGCCCTGGCTGCAGAGATGCGCCAGCTGGCCGACACGATCGACGCCGGCATGGCTGACGCCACCGCCGAGCTTCAGGAGTGGTTCTGAGGGCAAGCCCCTTCGGGGGCGTGAGTCATTTCTGGCCCCATCACGGGGAGCTGTGGCAGCCATGACCTGGAAGCGATGGTCTGGCCGCCGATCCCTTCGGAGACAGAAAATGCAGAAACTGCATAAATCGACCACCGGCGATCTGGGCCGCCTGGCCGGGACCCTGGCGCGTCACCTGCGCTGGCTGAACGATCAGATCGACTGGGCTGAGGTCGCCCAGATCGTCATCCAAGGCCTCAAGGTCTTGGTGGTGCTCGCCCTGCTGGCCGGCCGCGGCGCCCGCCGCCTCTGGGATGGCCTGCCTGGCTTCAGCGAGCGCCTCGGCAAGGCCTACGCCGCCCTGCTGGTGCCCAGCACCCCACCGGCACCTCTGCCGGCCCTGCCCCTGGTGCCGCAGCTCGAGCAACTGGCCGCGGCCGCCCGGGCCCTGCTGGCTGACTGGATCGCCGAGCGGCGCCAGTCCCTCGAGGCCTACCTGGCCATGGCCTGACAACACCGCATCGCAGCGGCCTGGTGCCCCTACAGGGCCGCTGCGATGCTCATCTCACCCTCCACCCCTGAACCACCATGACCGAGCTTCTCCCCGGCGACAGCCCTCCTCCCAGGAAATGGACCGCCAAGCGCATTGCGATCACGGCCGCCAAGGTCTATGGGGTCCTGGTGCTGGTAGGCATTGGCGGTTCACTGCTGATGTGGCTGCTGGCAACCCTGATCGTGCGGTTCACCCCTGATCTCAGCGCTGCCCAGGCAGATGCAACCAGCACCATCAGCAACAGCAGGCTTGCAGCTGATGGCAGTCGCCTTCCTGAGGTGGGCAGCACCACCTTCATCGGTCGCACCAACTGCGACCGGGCCGTCAAGGCGATCCTCCGTGACCCTGGCAGCTACGAACGCATCAGCGCCCAGATCGTCGACGTGAAACCCGGCGAGGGCTGGGCTGCCCAGATCGACTTCCGCTCTCGCAACGGTTTTGGCGGCTACGACCAGGGCACTGCCTACTGCGTGTTCAACGGCAGCGAGTACCGGGCCCTGATCGACGAGTGATGCTTCCCGTCCACGGTTGATCCGTCGACGGGTCGTAGCCTCCTGCAGCCGGGTCGGCGCGGATACAACACCCGTGAGGGGAAGCAGCGCAGGGGTGGGGGTGCCGAGAGACGCCCCCTGAAACCCCATCGGAGGCCCGGCATCCTCTTGATCAGCACCTCGCCAGCGTGTGTATGGTGAGGCGACCTGCTGGCGACAGCAGGGAATCTCTCTGCCCGCCTTGAGCGGGAATGACCATGAACAGCTCTCTTTCCCCCCTGGGGATGGATTGCCGCATCTGGAACGGCGTGGAGATCCAACGCCGGCCCAGCGATGGCTACGTGAACGCCACGGCCATGTGCAAGGCCAATGGCAAGCGCTGGCGCGACTACGCGATCACGGAGCGCACTCAGGAGTACATCCGTGCCCTCGCGGCTGCTGTGCGGACTCAAATCGCTTGCGGCGCAGCCGTGGCGAGATTTCCCGCCACGGAACTGGTGCAATCCATTCAAGGCGGCCGGCCCGAACTGCAGGGCACCTGGATCCATCCCCGCCTGGCGGTAGACCTGGCCCGCTGGATCAGCCCGGCCTTCGCCGTCTGGATGGATGGCTGGTTCCTCGAGGCCGCGGCCGGCCGACAGTCCCAGATGCGGGACACTCAATCCGTCGCCCAGCCGATCGCCACTGCAGAGCCCACCACGGTGCTCACCGCGCCGGCGAACTGGTGCCAGCTGGTGGACGACTACGTCGACACCGTCGATGCCGGCCTGACCGATGTGCCCTTCGCGCAGCGGCGCCGCTCGATGCGCTTCGCCAGGCCCCTGGCCACGCATTTCATGCAATGGCTGATCGATCACCATGCCCGGCTGGAGCTGCCTGGCCCTTCCGCTCAGACCCTGCCACGTCACCAGCCGGCTCAGCTGGTGAGCGCCGCGCCCAGCACGCCAGCAGCAACCGAGATCCTCACCGGTCCGGAGCTGGCGCGCCGGCTCAACATGAGCCGCCAGATGGTCAGCTACTGGGCCCGCCAGCAGCCGATCGGGGCAGAGCTGCATGGCTGGCGCTTGATCGGCCGCGGCAAGCGCTTCTCAGAGGAGCTCGGCTACCCCGTGCCGCCCGGCCCGCCAAGCTGGCTGTTTCAGCGTGCATGACCAGGCTTCACACAACACCCACAAGACAGGAGGACTAGAGGATGTCAGACCCACGCGCCTATCGCTGCTGGATTCCAGGTCAGGAAGACTTGGGTAACGCCTTCACGCTGGCCGTCAGCGCAGACAAGGCTCGATACGGGGTTGCTCTGAGCGCTGCTGATACCGGCTATCTCCCCAAGCCATCGCCAGCTTTTGTCAGGTGTTGTCGATGCCCTGAGCACGACAGCAACCCTTCACTCAGCGAAGGCTTCTGCTCCTCCGAAGACCATCTGAGGCTTGGGACTGCAGTTCTTGCTCAATCCACGCCGTAGAGAAGGAGACTAATGGCATCCCTGAAGTGGAGACGGCATCGGCGCCGCTGGCGTGATCGCCATGAGCATCAAACCGGCGCCTGGGCTCACTGGTGGATTGGCATTCACCTTGGATGGGCCGGCCTTGGCGTCGTCCGCGAGCACTGGGGCTGGCGAATCATGCTCGGCCCCTGGCACTTCTGCGGGCATGAGCAGAACACGCCATGAAGTTCACCGTCTATCCCTAGAGGAACACTCTAATCGAATGACCATGAATAGAGGCTTCGCACCCACCAGCCACCAAACGCGCAGAATCCGCATCTGGCTCTCGATCTACGGTTCGGCCAGCGAAGACGACCCCCTCTCCGTCGATCCCCTTGATCTTCCGGCCGCCGCCGGGCAATCCATTCACAACCTCGCGCTCATCCACGCCAGGCGCATTCTCCTCTCGCACCCCGATGCCCACGAGGTCATCGCCCACCGCGGCTCCTCGCCCATCCCGGCCCGCGGGGATGACGTTCTCGTCCGTGTCTGCCGTGAACCGTTCCGCGGCTCCTCGCTTCTTCACTAGACCCGTGCCAGGGTGACCCGCTCCGGCTGGCCCTGGTACTTCCCGGCGCGGTCCTGGTAGGTGGTGTCGCAGGGATCGCCCTCGAAGAACAGCAGCTGGCAGATCCCCTCGTTGACGTAGATGCGGCAGTCGGCCCCGCTGGCGTTGCTGAACTCCAGGGTCAGATGCCCCTTCCAGCTGGCCTCGGCCGGGGTGGTGTTGACGATGATGCCCAGACGCGCATAGGTGCTCTTGCCCAGGCAAACCACCGTGATGTTCGCCGGCACCCGCAGCCGCTCCAGCGCCACGCCGAGCCCGTAGGAGTGGGCCGGGAGGATGAAGTAAGCCCCGTCTTCATCGTGCTGCAGGGGGGCCGGCTCGAGGTTGGCCGGGTTGAACCGCTTGGGGTTCATCACCGTGCCGGGCACGTGCCGGAAGATCAGGAACTCCCTGGAAGAGAGCCGCACGTCGTAGCCGTAGCTGCTGCAGCCGTAGCTGAGCACCGGCAGGGTGGGGAAGCCCTGAACCAGGGATGCGCCATCCGGGGCCAGGCTGATCTCACGGATCAGGCGCGGCTCGAAGGGGCAGATCATCCCGGCCGCGGCCTGGGCCTTGATCCACCGATCGTTCTTCAGCATCCGTCCAGGGCGTCGAACGGCGTGGGATGACCGCCAACCCGATCGACCGTTGCCAGCTCGCGGAAGTAGAGGCAGCGCGCTGCAACAGCTCGCCGCTGGGCTTCCTTCGCTTCGGCCTCGAGGCGGGCCGCCTCGGCGCCGGCCAGGTGGGCACGGCGGCAGGCGCACTGCCGCAGGTTCAGCATCAGCTCAGGTGTCATGGCGCCAGGCGGGCCTTGCCCAGTCTGTTGGCCTCGTACCAGGCTGCGAGCTCCGGGGCCCAGGCCTGAAAGTGCGGCCAGATCAGGTGGCAGAGCGCCTGGATCTCTGGCTGGGCATCGGCCTTGGAGCGCAGATCGAGGAAGTGCATCAGCGACCGCAGGCTGAAGCTGACGACGAAGTGCTGCCGATAGTCGAAGGGCAGGATCCCGCGGGCGTGCTCCTCGGCGTAGCCCTGTCGGATCAGTTCCCGGTAGCGGTGGGCTGCACAGGAGCAGAGGCCCAGGTCGATGTTCCGATCGGCCTGGCTGTAGGTGTAGGCCTTGCCCTGCCGGTCGCGGTAGCGGCCCACGGGCCGGAGGTAGAAGGCGCGCTCAATCGCCTCCACCGTGCCGATGGCCGAGGCCTGGCAGATTCGGTCGCCGGTGTAACGCATCGACTGCACATCGAATGAGGCGATGCGATGGGTACGGGCCTGCTGCATCACCCCATGGGGGAAGAAGCCCACGTTCAGGACGATGCCGACGTGTTCCAGGGGCCCGTAGTGCCCCCGATCGCCGTTCAGCAGACGGTTGACGCAGATCTCCCCTGCGCGGGTCTCCTCCGGCCAGCTGTCGCGATGGTCCGCCACGAAATGCTCGCTGTAGTCCTGGTGCATCCCGACCCAGCAGGCCTGCTGCGGGTTGGGCGTGGCGGTGATCAGCTCGACCCGGAACAGCGGGTCCTTGATGGGTGTGCTCATGCCGGCTGCTCCAGCAGGGCCATGGCCAGGTTGCGCAGGTGGGCCGGGCCGCCAGACGCCAGGTCCGCAGCACGCAACAGCAGCGCTGCCATCCGCTCCTGATCTTCGGTGCAGATGTAGAAGGCCTGGATCAGGCTGCGCGCCTGGTCCTGCAGCGCTTCCGGTGCCGGCGGCTCCAGAGCGGGGAAAACCTCGAAGGTGGTGGCCAGTCGCTCTCGGGCCACCCTGCGTTGGTGACGACGAACGGCCTGAAGGATCTCGGCGGCGCTGAATGCGCCGATCCTGTGAATGCTGCACAGCTGCTCGGCGGACAACAGCTCAACCTCATCGAGGTAGAAGAAGCCTGAACGGCGCAGCGCATTGATCGTCATGGTGCTGAGCTCGAGCTCCCCAAGTGACGTGCGGGGAACGTCTGGCATCTGACCATTGCGCAGAGCCATCACCAGGTCGTTGCAGAAGGCCAGCACCCGCTCGCGTTCAGGCAGGTGTGAGCGGCGGGCCCAGAGCCCAACGGTGACACGCTCTGGGATCACCTCCTGCGGGCATGCGGTGGCGGTCATTGAAAAGCATCCAAGATCCTGAACAGCCTAAGGTGGCGATCACGTTTCGCCACGGCCCTGTCGCAATCCAGAAGCAATGCTCTGTCAATCCGCTATGGCCCGTCTGATCGAGGCCCTGGACCTCCCCCCGAACACGATCAGCATGAGCCTCGAGTTCAGGCCCCATGCCTTGGCCTGCATGACGGTGGAGCGCATCCTCACCACCGAGGAGATCGAGGCCCTGGCTGAGTGGTATGAGACCGAAGGCCTCACCACCCTGCAGAGTGCAGAAACCACCTACTCCCTAGTCAAGCGGGAGGCCCCAGCTCACCCTGCAGCAGCGCCGGATGAAACGGCCGCGGCTTGAGATAGGCCTGCCGGAGCATCGCTCCGGTGAGCCGGGCCTGCATCTCGGCCATGTCGACCACCCGCAGGGCAACTTGCCGCAGCTGCTCCAGATCACCGGCGGCCTGGACGTCGCTGCGCATGATCTGCAACTTCAGCTCGGCTTCGAGAGGCAGCCGGTGAAGCGGTTCAGCCATGGCCAGCGAGCGATTGCACCAGTCTGACCAGAATCCTGGATGCCTAGTTTGGAGTGCCGGCCCCCTGGGCCCATGGCGCGCAATCCAGCAATGGCCTGAGGGGTGTCGGCGCTGGGTTCAATCCGCCGGGGGAACAGGATCCATGGCCGGCACCCCTTACGCGGTCATCAGTGGCAGCTGATTTGGGTTGACATCGCTCTGTCGCCGCCGGTACAGCCGCCGCGGCTGGTGCCGCACCTTGATCGTCGGCACGGCCACCAGGGCCAGCTGCTCTGGATCTTCTTCCGGGTCGCTCCATTCCGGCAGCGGTGGCGCCGGCGGCACGCCGTCGAACTCCGACACCTGTCCCTGCTGAGTCATCCAGAGGTGCAGCTTGTTGCGCGCCTTGCTCTCCAGCGACCGCACCCGTTCGCGGTTGAGCCCCATCTCGCGGCCCACCTGCGTGAGGTTGAGTCCGTGGACGTAGACGCCCTCGAGCACCTGGCGCTCGCGATCATTCAGGCGTGGCAGCAGCCGCCGCAGGATCTCTTGATGAACGCTGGATTCCACCGCCTCGAATGGGTCAGCGGCGCTGCGGGGGCAGGCGATCGCATCCCACAGGCCGTTCATCTGATCGCCCACCGGCTTGTCGAGGCTGACGACCGAGCGCCGTTGCGCCGCGGTGCGCAGCAGACCGAGCTGGGCATCGGTGATCCGCAGGTCCCTGCAGATCTGCTCGTCGCTGGGCCGGCCGTTGCGATTCTCCGGCGCCTGCAGATAGGCCTCGACGTTTCGCAGCTTGTCGGAGATGTTGGAGGGAATCCGAATCTGGCCATTGAGGTTCGACAGGGCCCTGGTGACGCTCTGCCTGATCCACCAGTAGCTGTAGGTGCTGAAGGCATACCCCCGGCTGGGGTCGTAGAGCTCAGCGGCCCGGCTCAGGCCGATGGCGCCCTCCTGCACCAGATCCTCCAATGGCAGGCCCATCCTCTGGTACTTCCTGGCGACCGAGACGACCAGGCGCATGTTCGTCTCGACCATGCGTCGCTTGGCCCGCATCCCAGCACGCCGCACCCCCGGAGGGGCTACATCCGGCCCATCCGGCCAGTCCAGCCACTTCCGAATCAGCCGGCCGGCCTCCAGCTGCTCCTCGTGACCGAGGACCACATACCGACCGAACGAGTCGAGCATGCGGTCAACAGCGGTTTGAGCCACAGCCATTCAGGGTTCAGAACGGAACCAGCTTAAAGAACGCTCGCATCCACGGCTATGAATGCCCAGATCCAGCATCTTGAACCACTCCTAGCCTGACCTGTCGAGTCGGCAGGGCATGGCGGAGTTCGAGGAACGGCAGGACGGGGTGTTGGTCAACGCCCTCACCGGCATGGGCACCACGCGCGATCGGACCACGGCGACGATGATCGCCACACCGGAGTTTCTGAACCAGGCCGACCTGGACAGCCTCTACCTGAACAGCTGGCTGTGCCGCAAGGTCGTCAACCTCTGGGCCTCCGAAGCCACCCGGATGGGCTGGGACATCGCCCTGGGAGACGACAGCAGGAAGGCCCGCAAGCAATCCGACGCCCTGGTCGCCGCCGGGGAAAGGCTGCGGCTGCGCAAACACGTCCGGCGGGCGGTGCAGCTGGCGCGGCATCAGGGTGGCGCCGTGCTGATCATGCTGGTCGACGACGGCGTGCAGGATTTCGCCAAGCCGATCAACTGGCGCAATCTCCGACGGATCAAGGGCCTCTACGCCCTCGATCGCTGGCGGATCTGGCCCGCACCGGGCTGGTCCGGCATCGGCCAGCCGGAGAGCTACGAGTTCAACACCAACCGCGACAACGACCTCGCGCAGCTCGGCCTTCAGGGGGCCGAAACCGTGAGAATCCACGGCAGCCGCGTGCTGCGCTTCGAGGGGGAGGAGGTGCCCTGGCGGTGGCGATCCCACTTCAACTGGTGGGGGGTGTCAGTGCTGCAACCGATCTGGGAGGTGTTCAAGCGCTACGAAACCGGGCAGACCAGCGCCGCGGCCCTGCTCCATGACTTCGACCAGTTTGTCCACAAGATCCCGGGCCTGGGCCAGATGATCAGCAGCGGGAACCAGGAGGCCATCACCCGCCGGCTGGAGGTGAACCAGATGGCTCGCGGCGTCTATCGGGCCCTGGTCCTGGATGCCAACGAGGATGCGCAGTTCATCACCCGCTCGGCGGCCGGCGTCGCCGATGTGCTCGATCGCCTCACTCAGGAGGTGACCGGCGCCTCGGGCATGCCCCACACCAAGCTCTGGGGGGAGAGTCCCAGCGGCCTGGGCGCCACCGGCCGCAGCGAGGATCGGGGCTTCGCGCAGGACGTCGCCGAGTACCAGGAGGACTACCTGCAGGACCCACTGCGGCAGTTCTACGAAACCTTGATGAAGTGCAGCGAGGGGCCGTTCACCGGGGAGCCCCCGGAGGATTGGCGGGTGCAGTTCCGCCCGACCTTCGTGATGAACGACGAGGAGATGGCTGGCCTGCGGCAGCAGGTGGCCGCGGCCGATGTGTCCTACATCCAGGCCGGGGTGCTCACGCCGAACGAGGTGGCCCTGGCGCGCTTCGGGCGGCCTGAGTTCTCGCTCGACACCACCCTGATCGATCGGGAGCCCGACGGCTCAATCAAGGAGGAAGAGCAGGACATGAGCCAGGTGCAGTTCGGTGGCGACTTCGGCCAGCAGCAGGGCCAGGATCAGGGGCAGCCGGGCGGTGAGGGCCCGGGCCTCGATGGCGCCGCCCTGGCGGGAGACGTCGCCGGCGGCGGCCAGCAGCGCCCCACGACCGACGCGGCCGAGGAGGCCTGCTGCGCCTCCTGCGCCCGCGGGCATGAGTGCGAGGACGACTGCGACGGCAGCAGCTGCAAGAAAGAAGACGATGACCCGGCCAACCACACCCACCCCGACGAGGTCGGCCAGGTGATGCACCGCTGGAAGCACGGCACGCTGCATTCCGGCACCGGCAAGAAGGGTGAGCATCGCGGAAAGGTGGGCTATCCCGATGGCCGCAAGCAGGCGATCGCCATCGCCCTGTCGATCGCGGGCAAGAGCAGGCCGCGCCGGCGCGCCGGCCGCCGCCGCACCGTGCGCGAGGACGCCTGGGAGCTGCCGGCACGCCTGAAGGTCGCTGGGGTGATCGTCGATGTGGGCGCCGACGGCACCGGCCCCCTGATCGGCCCCTACGGCACCCCCACGCCCCATCAGGCGGTGGTCGGCCCCGATCCCACGGGCCTGTGGGAGGTAATGGATTCCTGCGGCGACTGGTTCGCAGTGGTGGGCGTGGCCGATCAACAGGCCCTGCAGGCCGCGGCCGGCCCTGATGCGACCGTGCGCCGGCTGGACAGCGTCGACCTGGTGGCCATGGGCGTCCGCTGCGATGCCTATGAGGTGGAGGACTGATGGTTGAGCTCGATCCCACCGGCCGGAGCGCCCATGAGCCCGGCGCGAAACTGGACGCCGGCAAGCCCCGCTGCGGCCTGGTGCTGGGGGGCTTCAGCCGGGCCCTCGAGAAGGTTGCCCAGGTCGGCACCTTCGGGGCGGCCAAATACACCGACAATGGCTGGCGCAGCGTCCCCGCCGGGCAGGAGCGCTACACCGATGCCCTCTGGCGCCACCTGCTGGAGGAGGCCCAGGGCCTGGAGTGCGATCCCGACTCCGGGCTGCTCCATGCGGCCCACACGGCCTGGAACGCCCTGGCCCGTCTTGAGCTCATCCTGCAGGAGCTGGAGGGGCGCCATGGCTGATCGACCGCCGCTTTCCCCTGGCGCGCAGAAGGTGCTGGGGGCTATGCACCGCAGTTACGACCATGAGCCGACCCGCCGGCTGATTGCTGCTGCTGTTCTCCGCGCTGCGGCAGATCTCACCGAGGCCGACTCGATCTGGCACGGCTACCAGGAGCACACCGGAGTTCGGTGGTCCGCTCACCAGATGCGCCACTACGCCGACGAGCTGGAGGGGCGCCATGGCTGACCCCGTTGCCCGTTGCCCCGGCTGGGGAGATGGCCCTGAGGATTGGCTGGAGGAGTGCCACGACTGTCAGCGCCTGGGGGCCACACCGGACGTTCGGATGGCCCTCCGCAATCGCGACGGCAGCTTGCCGCCGCAGATCGTGACCCTGTGGTGCGACGCCTACCTCCCGCCGGACAGGCCTGAGAATCAGCGCCTGAGGCAGCTGGCCGCCGGGCTGGAGGGGAAACCATGAGCCAGGAGCGGCGGGAACAGCTGGCCCAGCAGCTCAGCGAAGAGCTCCGCGGCCTCGAGGACCAACAGATCGCGCGCATCGGCCAGATCTGGGAAAGCGCCCTGCGGCAGACCATCCGGAGGGTGATGCGCCTGCTCGATGGGATCGAAGCCCAGCCGGAGTACGACCCGATCACCACCCCGGGCGCCTTCGCCGGCTCCACTCCGGACGGGCCGGTGCCGATCACCCCCATCGAGAAGAACCAGGCGGCCCTCTACCTCGAGGGGCAGCTGCTGCAGGACCTGCGCCGGGTGCTCACCGAGCTGTCGCTCACCCCCCAGCAGGAGCTGCGGTTGGAGGAAGAGCTGGCGGAGCTGTTCATCCGGGCCCAGGACGTCGGCACCGAGTATGCGATCCAGATGACCCGCGATGAGCTCGATCCGGCCCTGCGCGCGGCCCAGCGGCCGCCAGAGCGGGATCCGGTGCTGGAGCAGTGGCCTGACCGTGAGCAGGGCCGCTACCAGGAGGGGCAGCGCTTCTCGCGCCTGTTCGACATGGCCGGCTCGATCGCCGCCGCCGAGCGGGACTTCCGCAGCCTGGCGATGAACTACCGGCGCCAGCGGGACATCGCCACCGATGCCCACGTGGCCGCCAGCAAGCACTACTACTTCAAGTGGTGGCGGCACTGGGGGGAGACCGTGAGCTTCCTCACCGCCCGGCAGATGGCCAGCGGGCCCGATCCCCGCCGCCTCAAGCGGGAGCTGCAGAAGGCGATCCCCAACGTCAACGAGGCCTTCCGCAACCGGGCCGAGACCATCGCCCGCACCGAGACCCTGATGGCCAGCGGCGAGGCTCAGGAGCGCACCTATCGCAAGCTGCGGGTGGGCTTCGTGCAGTACGTCGCCACCCTGGACGACCGCACCTGCGAGTTCTGCGCGCCGCGCGCCGGCTGCCTCTACTGGATCGGCAGCGTCAAGACCCCGATCCACCCCAAATGCCGCTGTGACCTCGCCCCGGTGACCCTGGAGAGCCTGGCCCTGCAGAACGCCTTCTCCGAGGGGGAGGACGGCACCTGGGAGGCGGAGGCCCGCGCCACGGCCGCGGCGGTGCAGCGCCACTTCGAGGAGCTCAACGGCGAGGGGGCAGCGATGAAGCCGATCGGGGGGGCAGGACAGGCCCGGGGCCCCCGGGATTTCCCGCTGATGGAGAAGACGGCGCTGCCCCAGACAAAGGCCAGGCCGGGCATCCCCAGCGATGACCCGCGCAACGCCGGCTCAAGGCCCTGGCCGTCGGGTGATCCGGTCTGGTGTCCCCGGCGGGGCTGGCTCGATCCCAACGCCCGGATGGCCTACGAGGCGGTGGTGGCCGAGGTCAGGGACCTGTAGGCCGCTTCTGGGCCGGCCGGATCATGAGGATCGACTGGCCCGGATGGAGGTGCCGATACAGCCAGCCGGCGGACCAGGCGCTGTGGCCCGGCACCAGGACATCTCGAGTGCGCTGCGGCTCATCCGCCACCGTCACGAACCACTGGCGCATGGCTGTCATCGTCAAACTTGACGCTGATTTGACGGTAGGCAGGCCTGATTTGCCCTCCTGCGGCGCCACTCCTGAACCCGCTGCACCGCCGCGGCCCGGCCCTCCGGCGTGCGGCTCCAGCATCTGCTGCACAGCGGCAGTGTCCTCTCCTGCAGGACTTTGCGGCTACATGCCGGGCATAGAGGATGCAGTGGCAGCAGGCCCTTCTTGCGTGCGCGGCTGCGCCTTGTGCGGGCCAGGGCTGAGGCCCGTTCCAGCTGGCGCAGGCGATCCGAGCGGGTGGGGTCACCCATCGGGAGCCTCCCTGCAAGAGCGGTGCTCCATGACGAACGAGTCGCTGATCACCACCACCTGCCTGATCGGCATCGGCAGGGTGATCGTCTCTTCGTAGCCGCAGCGGGTGCAGATCAGCCGGGGAGGTTGCCGGCTGTAGTCGAAAACGCAGTGGTCATTCATGACTACGCCTATGGCTGCGGCCCCCATTCACCGCACCAGCTCTCCGGCACCACCGCCGGCCAACAGCCCCAACGGGTCGTGAAGGCAGCCACGGTGATGGCCTCGGAGAGCTGCGGCGCATGGCGCGCGCATCGCATGGCCGTGATGTTCACCCCGGCCATCGGCCGGCTGTAGCGGCAGTTCTCACAGCGCTGCTCATCCAGCGGCGGGTAGCCATAGTGATCAGCCATGAAAACTCCTCTGCATGTGTGTTGTGATCTTCTGCAGAATCCACTGCGGTATTTGAGGGGACTTCGGCACCCAACGACTGAGATCCCAGCCATCAGGGCCCCAGCGGGCAACCTGGTCCAGCAGCTTGCCATTGCGGCCGTGCTTGACGAAGCTCACCAGCCGTGGATCGGTGGTGCCTTCAGGATGGCGGATGATTGCCCAACGCGTGCCGCGAGTGGGGTGAGTGGAATAGTGAAGCACT